TGAAGGACGAATCCACCAAAAACACCAAGGATAAGGTGCGTGTATTCGCTGCTTGCAATTTCGCTATGATTCTTCTAGTTCGCAAGTATTTCCTTTCTTTGGCTGCCCTCGTGCAACGCAATCAGAAGTTGTTCGAGTGTGCTGTCGGTGTTGTTCAACAGTCCCCTGAGTGGACGGATATCTTTGAGCACATCGGCAAGTACGGTTGGGAGCGTGGTATCGCTGGCGATTATGCCAAGTTTGATGCTCGCATGTCGGCTCGCTTTATGCTTGCCGCCTTCAAGATTCTCATTGCTATCGCTGAGAAGAGTGGAAATTACTCTGAGCGTGATCTTACGATCATGCGTGGCATTGCTACCGAGATTACTTACCCGACGTACGATTATTTTGGAACCATTGTTCAGTTTTTTGGTTCCAATCCTTCTGGTCATCCTCTTACTGTCATTATCAATTCTCTTGTTAATTCGTTGTACATGCGTTACGCATATTACACGATTGCCAAGGAAGAGGGTTGGTGGCGCACCCCCCAGTTTCGGGAGGTTGTTTCGCTTATGACTTATGGAGATGATAATATCATGACCGTTAAGAAGGGTTATTCTGATATCAATCACACTCGCATTGCTGAGGTGTTTGCCTCTATGGGCATTAAGTACACCATGGCTGAGAAGGATGCGGAATCTGTTCCGTATATTCATCTTTCTGAAGCGAGTTTCCTCAAGCATTTTGCTGTTTTTGACGGCGAGCTCGGACTTTATCGTTGTCCGTGTGAGGAGGGTTCCCTGGCCAAGATGTTGCACACTCATCTTGAGAGTGACGTTTTGTCCAAGGAGCAATCTTCCGCTGAAGCAATTAACAATGCTGCTCTTAAGTATTTTGAGTTTGGCCGCGAGGTTTATGAGGAAAAGCGGGACCAGTTGATGCAGGTTGCTCGTGAGACTGGGATTATGGGTTATGTTAATGACCTTCCCAGTTATGATGAGCGTCTTGCTTGGTACCGTAGTAAGTTTGAACTTGATTCTCAGTCCGGTTGTGTTAAGGATTCAGCTAAGCAGATTAAACTGCATGTTGCCCTTTACAAGAATAAGGAGCGTGCCATTGAATTGCGTGCACTCCCTGCTGGATCTGAGAAGTCAAAGCTTTTCAAGAAGAATTGGTCGCACAGGCGCCATCTTGAGAAGCAGCTTACTGCTAACCGCGCTTAATTGCGCGGCTTCGTCCCGCTGATAGGACGTAAAATATTGTCAGCTGTGCGTAGGAACATGCACATTAAGTTGAAGTTATCCCGTTGCAGGTAGTTACCTACTAGAATATGAGAATCCTGAGCTTTAGTTCGAGTAAGGAAAACTGCAATGTAGACACCGCCCTCGTGTGGTACCGGTTTTTACCGGAGGATTAGTCATCCGAGACAGGGATTAATCGACGTGCTATGAGGCTAGCGCGGACGAGGATTTTTTAAATGGACCTTAGTAAATTTGAAAGAATGACTACAGTTGGTGAGACAGTACCCTCCGTTGAGAACGGGAAAGACTTCGATTGGGATGCTCCTTTGAGGCGCATTCCTTCCTTCGATGTATCTGGTCTTTATGATGAGATTGCATTTCTTAAGAAGGAGAATAAAACGCTTAGGTGCTCATTGGCTCGTAAATACAGCCATTGTGATAAGCTAAAGGCGGAGAACCGCGAATTAAACAGACTCGTTCGATCCCTCAATGATGACGTCCTTGTTTCGCAAAGTGGAGTTGCTGACACCACTAATAGCGAGCCAGGACTGACGATGACCGAGTCGGCACCTATGGCGCAGGAGCAGATTACTGCTTTTGCTGACCAGGATGCTGGTTGGACCACTGAAGTGCATGGAACTTATGATAGCACTATGGATGCAGTTGAGGCTGCTAATTCTCAACTAGGCGAGTTTTTGGCTCGTCCTATCCGTCAGTCGGTTCAGAGTTGGGTTGTTACGCAACCCCTCTTTTACCAGTTTAATCCATGGAAGGAGTTTATTGAGAATCCTTTTGTACAGGATAAGATTAAGAATTATGAGCTATTGCGTATGAAATTGCATTGCAAGATGGTTATTAGTGGAACTAAGTTTCACTATGGCCGTGCGCTAGCTAGTTACAATCCTCTGTCTGGCATTGACCAGATTACAGTGGAGCGTAACTTTCTAAATGTTGATCTTATTGCTGCTTCTCAGAAGCCGCATTTCTTCTTGAACCCGACCAAGAATACTGGAGGAGAGCTTTGTATGCCCTTCTTCTGGGAAGATAACTATCTTTCCTTGACTGATCAGGACTATAACAGTATGGGTGAAATTACCATTAAGTCTTTCGGTAATCTTCTTCATGCAAATGGAGGTGATGATCCCGTCACTGTTACGATTTACTTGTGGGCTGAGGACGTTGTCCTTACTATGCCTACTAGCACAGTTCCGCTTATTTCCCAGGCTGGTAAGAAGGGAGGTAAGAAGCTCAGTCAGAAAAACCAGTCGAACTCAATCACAACCAATGATGAGTATGGGTCTGGGATTATTTCCAAACCCGCCGCTGTGTTGGCGAAGGCTGCAGGCGTGTTGGCGGATTTACCGCTGATTAGGCCCTATGCTCTAGCTACACAAATGGTCGCTGGTAAAGTGGGAGAGGTTGCGAAAATTTTCGGATATTCGCGCCCTTCTGTGGTCTCGGACATTCAGTTGTTCAAGCCCAATCCCACTGGTAATTTTACCAATGTTGACGCCGCTGATGCTGTTCACAAGCTTACGCTTGATAGTAAGGCGGAGATCACAATTGATTCCAGAGTCGCAGGACTTGATGGTGTTGACCAAATGGGCATTTTAGATATTGCTATGAGAGAGTCTTATTTGACTTCTTTCAATTGGTCGCCGGATGAAGGTCCCGATACACTTCTTTGGAACAGTCGAGCAACACCCATGTTGTTTTCGACGTTGGATGCTGAAATTCATCCGACACCTATGGCTATGCTTGCTCAGTGCTTTAATAACTGGCAAGGTTCAGTGCGTTTTAGGTTTCAGATTGTTAAGTCTGATTTCCATAAGGGACGTCTGCTGATCCGGTATGATCCGAATAGTCATGGAGCCGCAGTTGAGTATAATACCAACTATTCCAGAGTGATCGATATCGCAGAGGAAGACGATTTTGAAATTGTCGTCGGTTGGGCGCAGGCAGCGCCTTTCCTCCAATGTGGTACGATGGAAGGTCCCATCAATTATGGTGAGACCCGGC